TTGAGACGTAATTTTCTTCTCTTCCTTCATAAATTCTTCCATCATGTCAGCAATTAGTTGTGCTTTTCTTGCTTCTATTTTTTCTGCTGTCATTTTTAACTGCATCTGTATTTGTGGATTCATTACAGCTTGTGGATTTTGTCGTATAGCCATTAATTGTTGCATCTCTTGTCTAAACTCTACTTCAACTTGTTCTGTTGCCATTAATGAAATGTGCTCAAAACAGTTTTTCTCTAGTGCAGCCATAACAATTGGATTATTTCTAGCCATGTTAGTAGCCATAAAATTTAAATGCGAGGTTATATGCGCTCTATGATCCTGACCAGGGAAGGCTTGGAACGGTTTCCCAGCGAGAGCATCAATGTGTTCTAACGCTGGGTCCTTTGGTGCGGGAATAGGGGGTCGTTTTAAAAGTTTATCAATATCTTTTACACCCAAAGCTTCATACATATTTCTATATGCTTGATACAAATTATGTATTTGTGGATTGGATGTTGCCAGCTGCAGTTCCGACTGTGCGAGGGAAATACGCTGTGTCTGAGAAAATATGTTGGGATCTGCAACTGGCAATATATCTACTCTGTCATCAAAGTCTGTTTGTTTAATCATTCTTTGACCACCAACAACATCGTAGGGATATTCGTTGGGTAGATATAACTTTAAAACTCTAGCTAATAATTTGAACTCTTGTTTTAGAGCTGCGTAAATTCTTTTATGAATAGCAGACATTGTTCTGCTTCCTCTTTCCAACAAGGCTACTGTGGTACCCACTGCCGCTTGTTGATTACCCTCACCTACTTGCAGATCTGCTATTGAAGCGAATCGTTGACCTGCTTGTACTACCACGCCCATAAGTTGTAAGAGAGTTTGTGACGGCTCTTTAAATGGTAACATCATGAATGAATCTCTGATGTTTCCTCCTGGTGCATCCACATCTCTAAATTCTCCTGGTTGAATGCTTTGAGCGTCATCTCTAATTCTAATACCTCTTTGTTTAAATCCAGCTGGTAAATTTGATAAAGTTCCTGCGTCTAGTAGTTGTCGTAATGCAGCCGTAGCTGTTCTTGATAATCCGCCAATCATATGTATTAAACCAAAACCATAAAAACCAAGCCCTGGTAAAAATTTAAAATGAACAAAATATTCTATTTTATTTCTTAATGGATCGCCTATTTCATAATTTCTTTTGATTGATAAAACTTCTCTAGAATTTTCTTCAAGGGTTACAACATAAGGAAGTTTAATTCCTGTTGGTTCTCCGTCTTGTCCCATGTCTTCAAAACCTTCAAGATCTAAATGAACATGACACTCTAACAAATTAAATACATCTTCGTCTCTACCTTTTGATGCACCTTCTAATTCACGTTCTTTTTTTTCTACTTCAGTTTCATTTACTGGACCTGGTTTTAAATCTATGTCTCTGTAAAAACCAGCGACTTGTTGTTTTCTTAATTCGTTTTCAGATATTTGAACCCGATGAATGATTGACTCCGCATCATCTAATGAGGTAGCTGTATACGGCACAATCAAATCATCTGCGGGAACAAATTTAGAGCAAGCCATTGATGTTGCTTCGTCATAATAGACTTTTTTAAAAGCCGAGCCTGCTAGTGGTAAATGAAATAATAATGAATCAAAATCTGGTTCATAGTCTTTCATCTTTTCCATGATCTGATAGTTCATGAAATCTTTTACTCTTTGTGATTGTTGTTCTTTTTCTGGAGTTGGCACTCCTAAAATTTGTGTTCTAACCGGACCATCAGCTGGTAATAATTCTTTGTAAGCTAGTGCTTGAAACTGTGTAACTGCTTCTGCTAATACAGGGTGCGTTGCACCTGATGCACCTTGAAAAGGTTCTGTTCTATTATCGTATTTAAAACCTAAAAGATCTAGACCTTCTCTGTAACCTTTTTCCCAATCTTTTCTAGAATTTTTATAATCTTGATAATTTTGATAAAGTGTTGTTCCTAATCTTCCAAGAACATCATCAGGTAAATGATCTGCTAAATTAGCGTAGTGCTCTTGACCACCTTCAACAGAACCTATTGATGGATCATAATTAATATCTACAGAACCATCTTCGTTTTCTGTAACTTCTACTGGTTCACCTTTTTCAGCAATCTTTTGTTGCTCTTCTTGTTGAGCAATTTCTAATTCTTCAGGTGATGGTACCTTTATCTCTTGCTCTACGTTTGGAAGAGACTTGTCTATGTCTGCCATTTATTTTCTCCAATTTTACAGGTTTAACAGTATTGTAATTAATAAGCAAGCCCTCAGACTGAGGACCAGATTTAGGAGGTATTGTGGTTGTTAGCTTAGTCTTCATAATCACTCATATCTATATCAGGCCCCTCATAAACGTCTGCTTGTTCTCCTATGGCATCTGCCTCGTCTACCGCTTTTTGTCCTTTTGTATATTTTTCCTTATTAGTGCCTTTTGCAAAGCCTTCTAGTTTTGTAGAATCACCACCTAAAATATCATCAACATCTTTAACTGTATTAAAATCAACATCATAATCCATTTCTCTTGGATCTCCTGTTCTATAAAATTGAGTATCAACAGCTTCAAAATCTCCTTTTGTTCTTACGGTCTGGCCTGTTTCATAATCTAAAACTTCATAACCTGGTGGTTCATACTCTATTTGATAAGGTTCATTGTAAGCATTCTTACCTTCGACTCTAACTTTACCATCAGTTCTAACCTCCACTTTAACACCTGGTAGTTCTGGTATTGTCAACTCCGTAAGATCAACATCAATCTTTTTAGCTATACCTTTTTCAAAAGCTCTATCTACGAAAGCTGGAAACCAGTCTGGCATTTTTGTAGTTGTGTTAGCTAGCTTAACAACTTTAGCCGATTTTGCACCTTTAAAAAATTTACCAACTATAGGTAGTGATGCAATGCCTGCTAAAAATTTTAAAAACGTTCTTCGACTTGGATCTTTTGGACTACCTTCACTAAAATCCATTCTTGTAGATGGTTCTTGAAAATCAAACACAGGAAGAATAATTTGTTCTTGTTCTGGTATAATACCATCTGTAAGATAATCACCAATACCTCCTAAATCTGTTTTTGCTTCTCTCTCAGCTTTTAAAGCTGCATCCTCATCAGCTGCAATACCTCTTATATTTTTTAATTGATCAGAAATATTTTGAAAAACTTCTTTACTAATATTACCTTCTTTATCTCTAAACGCTCCCACTGCTTTATAAAAATCCTCTTCTCCTTTTTCATATTGTTGAGGAAAAAGCATTTCATCATCTGGTCCTCTAAATTGATTTTCTTCTCTAGCTAAATTCATCATCGCTCCACTAGCTTTTTCAAAGTCTAAAGCTTTTTGAATGTCTGCTGTATCTATACCTTCTTTAACTGCTATTTTTTTAAGTCTGGCAGTTTCTGTCTCTCCAGCTAATCCGTAAGTAGCGTCAGATATAATTCTTGCAGGTGGTAGTCCTGCTTTGTATCCTAGATAAGTTATCGGTACTGCTGCAGCTAATTCAAATCCTAAAGCTGCTGGACCAAGCACCTCTCTAAAAATAGCTCTACCTGCGCTAAGTTTTTTTGCTGCGTTTGCAGCGGCATTGCCTGAGCCTTGTGCAATGACTTGTTGTTTTTTAATATCGTCAAGATAATTCATTGGGTTATCACATGCACCACCTTCTGCAGCAGAACATTTAAAACCAAAGCCTGCTAATTGTTTTGCTATGTTTTTACTATCTGTAGCTGTAGGTATTTTTGCTTCTTTTACTAATTCATCAAAACCATAAAACTTTCCTTTTTTAATTTGCTCTGCTTGTTTTGTAATTCTATTTATGATGGCTTGTTCTCC